TTAGATATTTATTTAAAAATGTTCCATGTTTTTCCAAATATATTTCATATGGCCGCTGGATATGCTTTGGACAAATGTGTATTCAGAATATTTTTAAGAATGTCTAACATCATTATTACCATAAAACTCACATTGGGTGCTGATATTATACAGTATCTCCGAATGCGGGTGAAATTATTTTAGTAGGAAAAATGTATTTTTATATTAACCGCAAAAGTTGTAATTCGTTATAGAACAAATTATGAACAATGGGTATAGGATTACAGTCATATATTATATCGGCAATTATTTTTAATCTAATAGAGAACCCAATAAAAAACCCGGCCTGAAAGACCGGGTTTTTATCATTTTTCGTGGTCGAAAATTGATTAGATGAAGGACAGGGAATTGGTATCGATACCGACCAAGCCCAAATAATCGGACGCGTTGCCGAGTGACGACGCCGAGTTGGTAAGTTCCTTGTAACCATAACGGCTCATGAACGAAACAACTGGTTCCATGGTATTTGGATCGATAACAGCCCCGGTTGAAGTCAGTGGAACATAAGGGCAATAGAATGCAGCAGCATCAGTATCGTTACCTTTGTAACCAACCATAACCGGTGTTGCATCAGATGCATACTGGTCAACGTAGACACGAATTGAGTTGTTCAGCAAACCAACAAACTTAGTATTGGTTGGTGCTTCGAAAACGCCTTCGGTTGTGCGGGCGAACGAAGATGTTGTAGCAGACTGCAACACGGTGAGAGCAGTCGGAGAAACAACAACCCAGTTACCAGCGCCACGACGGGTGCGCGCAGCGATCAGGTTAGCTTGACGACCGATCAGGATAGCGAGAGCCGCGTGAACATCACCAACGAATGTTGGGGTTCCGGTGACTGCATCCTGTTTGAAGATCGCGGTTGGTGCGCCTGGCAGTGCCCGCAGTGATGTCAGGATTTCCTGGTCGATTTCAGCAACGAGTTCCTGTGCGAGAGCGGCCATGATTTCTGCTTCGATGTCGATACCTTGCTGTGCTTCTGCATCCTGTGCAGCTTCAAAGGTCCAGCGGGCGCTCATTTTACGTGAACGTGCTTCAACGACTTCTTTCAAAATCTGGACAGTCAAGCGCTTACCAGCAGTTCCTTCGAGTGAACTTGTAGCGGCACCATGCGGTGAGTTGACATCAAGATTACCACTGTAGTAGCGAGCAATATCAAATGGTGACAGTGCTTCTGAACCAGCAGTAACACCACCTGGAACAGTGTCGCCATACCGAACGCGCATTGTGTGAATCTGACCAACTGGGCCGGTCATTGGTTGAACGCCGATAATTTCGTTAGCGATAACCGTAGGCATGACACGACGGATAACTGGCAGAATGACTTTATTCAGAGTAGCAACATTGGCAGAGTTAGTTGCGCCAGATGTTGCAGATTCCATCAGATAACGATGTGTGTTATCGAGAATGGTTTCCATCACTCTTTTCTTATTTCGGTTCTTTGACCCGTCCTGGTTGTGTTCGAGATCATAACCTTCGCAAAGGGCTTCTTTAGTGCGTTTCCATTGCGTCTCAAAAAGTTTACTCATAATGTTTAGGCTCCTAAAACTTTTTTTAAAAAATTGACCGGTTAATTACTTTTTAATACCGGAAAGACGAACGATTTTTTCGAGTTCGCTATCGACTAGTGGGTCAGTAGATTCCTCTAAGATTGCTTTTGCTCTATTGCCGGTTTTCACGGTTGAGTAGCGCTGCGTTTCTTTTTTATTTTCGTTCAGCGTGGTTTTGCCTTTTGGGGCAGGTTTCCGGGCTTCGTTCATAACAACCGGAAGTAATTTATTAAAAGCATCGCGAAGTTCTGCTGTCTTTGTTGTTTCCAACATTGATTCCATCACGGCACGTTTATCGCCGCGCAGGTTTGACATCAGTTCATTCATAACCTTATTCCGACGTTCGCGGCTTTCGGCTAACTGTGCTTTACGCTGTGCTGCGGTAGTATTTTTGGCGGCTTCATCTAATTTTTGTTTAGTGGCTCGAAGTTCATTAGTGGTGCTTTCAAGCACTTTCTGTAATTCACCAACTTTGGTGCCTTCGATAAAATAAGATGACATGAATTCATTGGCGACTGCCTCGAATACACGACGACCAAACATATTTTCGCGATTGCGCTCTAATTCGTCATGAAGTGACGAAAGTTCAGTTTTCAGTGTTTCGTTGATGAATGTTTCAGCACGTTTTGCCGATTTCTCGACAATGCGCTTTTTCATTTCAGCAAGCTGGGCACGTCCTTCTGATGCGAGTTTGACGCGGGCTTCGACTAGGGCGCGTTTGTCCTGGGCGAATTCTTTAAGTTCTGCGGTTACGCGACGAACGACAAACTCATCGATTTTTTGTAACCGGGCAGCATGTTCATCAGCCATTGCAGCCTTGACTTCTGCCAGTTCTTCTGCCATAATGTTTACCTGTTCAGCGAGTTTCGCTTTCTGGGCATTCAGTTCAGCAGCTTTTGCACTAAAATGTTCTTTAATGCGTTTGGTGAGCATGTCGGTTTTCGTCGAATATTCAGAAGCATACTTTGAACGAGATTCTTTGATTGCTTTGCGGGCAACGGTGCGTGCTTCTACAAATTTTTTGATTTCGGCATTTTTGGCTTCTTCATGTTCGGCAATAACATTGCCCATGAGGCGGTCCATAGCTTCAACCATTTGATTTTTATCATGCTCGTAACGACGTGAAAATTCAGCGCGAACATTGTGTTCTGCTTCTTCTTTCGCTTCGGCAACACGAGCATCAAATGCTTCTTGTAATGATTCCATCACTTCTTTTGAAAGCGTTTTATCCCCAAGAATACTGGTTAGATTATTTACCATAAGAAATTAACTCCGGGTTATTTCAACTGTTCAATCCAAGACATCAATTCCTTTTGTAAAAAGGTTTGTGCCTTTGGATCGTGGGATACAGCATGCGCTAAACTTTCAATTATCGCGCCGCGCTTACTGTCTCTTGATTCATAAACCGGTCGAGGATATGCCCCAGGCGCAGATGGCCGAGCCACGATGTCAACAGTCACAATTTCAAAACCTGAAACTGATCCATCGTTGTCAACATCACCGCTACCACGTGACGATACCCCGAGTTTCACATCACATTCGATCAGTGTTTTGATGATGTTCCCAACTGGCGTGGGGAGAATTTCAAGTTTCCCCATGCCATTCGGGCCATCCATCCACATCTTAGAAATGCGATGTGAAACACGATCAAGATTGATGTTCAATTCTTCGGGGTGATCACATTCCCCAAGAACACTTTCGCCTTTAGTAATAATTCCGTTGATTGCATCAACAGCAGACGAAATTTCACGAACCGGATATATACGTTGATTGTGATTTCGAACACCACCCTGAACAAAAATTCCAGTCATGTATAATTTTTTTGCATTGCCATTTTCACCAGCCGACGATTCAACAACCATCCCTGCTTGATCAAATGTCATTCTTTCTTGCAAAATCATTATGTGTCCCTTCTCAAATCGTATATGTTATTTATGATTATTTCTTTTTTCCGAGTGGCGAAACATTATTGCCATCAGATTTTAATTTGTTAAGTTCAGCCGACTTATCGCCTTCTTTACTTACACGCTGTGTATTATCGGTCGAACGTTTGCGGGAATTTGCAAACTTTGCATTAGTGTCTTTGACATCTGGTGCAGTTTCACGGTCAAAACCTTTGTGGCCGTTGCTTTTAATTTCAACCGGCTTACCGCCTTTACCACGTTCTGCCATTGGCTTCATTGGAATCGGGGTTGCCTTGTTCTGATCAAATGATTTTCCGGTGCCAACTTCTTTACCATCATCGTCAAGTGAAAGACTGATTTTTTCCAAATCACTTGCAATGCTTTCCGTGATTGAATCAAAATCATCATCTTCATCTTCGTGATGAATATCAATTTCCAGATCACCTTCCTCTAATTCGTCTTCTTCTTCTGTATCCATTTCCAGATCATCCGCAGTATCTTCTAATTCTTCAACATCTGCATCTGCATCTGTTTCCAAATTATCTACATCATCGGCTTCGGTAGATACATCACCCATCAGTTCTTCGAACTGGGCGACAAGGGTATCTAACTGATCTTCAAAGTCTTCCAAGCGGTCTTCGATTTGTTCACCATCTTCTTCGGTTTCTTCGGTGTCCGCTTCAAGTTCGTCGCTGTCCATACCCATATCTGTTTCCAGATCGTCAGCAGCAGCTTCCACTTCTTCTTCGTCCGCATTGTCTTCTGCTGCATTTTCTGCATCAGCAAGATCATTAACGTCGTAATATTCTTCTGATGTAATCGAATCATCGAAGTCTTCTTTGAGGATTGATTCATCACCCTGGCGCAATGATTCGTGAATTTTGCGTGAACGCTGAATCATGTAATTACGCATAAGTTCGGTGGCGCGATCTGTGTTATCATCCAGTAGTGCAGCGATTGCACTTTCAAGAATTGATTTCATTTTAATAACTCCCTAAAATTATTTGTTGCTCAATGTTAATTAACATTCTATTTTTATTTAGTAACTTGACCAAAAAAAGTGGATTTAAGTGCAAAAAAGTGCAAAAAACGATATTTTTAATAAAAAATTCAAAAAAATATCATCAATTGCTAGCTATGGAAATTAGAAGTTCATCCCCATGCCACCCGTTTCTTCTTGTTGACCATACATGATTCCAAGTAAATCTTGGTTCTGTAACTGTTCTAATTTTTTCATCGCTCTTAATTTCTTAAGACGATTTAAGTGTCGTAGAGTCAATACTGGCTTTCGTGTGTCATTTCGTCTACGTCGTGTTAGTTTGTCTTCCGCTGGGTCATATAACGCGGTTGATAATTCATCCTTCGAAACTTCAAAGATGTTCATGATTTGTTCCTTTATACTTATTATGCATTATTATCTGTAGTTGGTTCTGGGGCGGGTGCTGGCTCATTGTTCGAACCACCCGCATCATCCAAATCACCCATATCACCAGTATCGTCCAAATCGCCCAAATCAGCATCGTTATCGTCGAAATTAAAATCAGCACCGAACCCACCACCGGATGGTCTGATACCAACCGAACTTAAATCACTATTTGGATCAGTATCAGCCGGTGTTGCACCTGTGGTTTTTTTAAGTTTATTTGCATTTTCTTCTTTCCACATGGCTTGGTTCATTATGATTTCTTCACTCGTTAGACCTAGGAACCGTTCCATTTTAAACCGTTCTGATAATTTTTTATTTCCTTCAAGTTGCTGATAAACAGACACTTGTTGTGCATCAAGTTCGATTTGTCGATATTTAGTGAAATTCTGTGGTGGATTAAATTCTAAGTCAAATAGGCTATTATCGATTTCGATACCATTTTGATGCAAAAAATATTTGAACTCATAATCAAATACTGGGGCCATGATCGATTGAATACGCATACACATTTTGTTGAAACGATATTCTTGAATCATTGCTGCGCCAAGACGACCATCATTATATGATGCGGTTGCATCATCATCTCCCATTGGCAAATAACTTGATGGGATGCGAAGACCGCGTGCTAACTTTTTGGTAAAAAATGACAAATCGCCAATTTCTCCCAAATTATCCCCACCTGGCATAGTGTCAATACGGGAACCACGACCATCCGAAGTTGTTGCTAGAAAATAATCATCAAGCATTGAAAGAGGATTGTAGCTTGCATCCAGCATCGAAGAACCACCACCAGTGCGATTTGGTATACGCCGTTGATGAATTTCATTTTTAATCGCCTCGATATGTGCTTTTGCTCGAACCGGTGGCATATCGCCAACATCAATATAAAAGATACGACGTTCTGGTGCGCGTTGAACACGATAAATGATGACAGAATCTTCAAGTAATTGTTTTTGTTTGTAAGTCTTAAAAACAGACTGTAAAATAGATGTTCCAAACGGCCAGTTGGCATCCATACCAACAGATAATGATAAATGAATGACATGTTTTGCATCAACTACGTGCAATTTATTTTCCAATTCTATATCACTCATATTTGGCGCGCCGGTGCCCGATAGCTGGAATTGACTTGATACATTCGCTGCCATATTGGGTGATGGTTGGGAACCATACGCATTTGATGTGCCCATTGGAGTTTTGTATTTGTTCGGATCAACTATTGATGTTGCAAAATTTTTCTGCTTGTTAAGGCTTAAACCACGAATAATATATTCTTCGGGTTCGTCGCCATTTTCATCATCAACTTTGACCATTTCAACTCGGTAATGGTCAATCCATAACCACCGATTGGTTTCAGGATCGCGCAAATAAAATTGATCACCATTTTTGATAGTTTCTCGGATGATTTCCCAAAGAGTTGATTTGAAATCATTCATACGAACCCATTTAGTCAAATAATTTTTGATTAATTTGACTTCGGTTTCGGTCACATCGCTTGTATAATTTATCAGGAACGGATTTTCGTTTTGTTCTTCGGATTGGGTGCAAAAATCAGCAATCGTATCTAATGCCGCACCAATATCGGAATCGTCCGCCATTTCATCATATTGATAATATCGCTGAATACGACTTGGATGACCCGCATAAATTTCGGGAAGAATGCTACTAAATTTTGAACTTGATCCAGATGCACCATATGAATTTTTGGATTTTCCAGTGTTGTTTTGATTTAGGCCAGGCTTAACAACACGAAAATGTTTTTTCCACGACATAAAAAATCGGCTCCGATAAATAAACTCTAGTGTTATTTATCAAAGCCGATAGCTAAATTCCCATTTTGCTCATTTTTTAGAATAAACTCAATTTAGTCCATTCATAGCATATGATCCATTACGAATGCCCTGTTTAATAAGTTTTTGGTGTTCTTTGTTTTGGGCAATCATGATTGCGGTTTGTTCGTTAACAGCATTGGTTAAATTGGTAAATTGATCAGTCATGGTGTTGGTTGTTGCAGTTTGGTTTCGTTCTTTAGCAATATCAGTTTCAATATCCCTTACATTCGCACCAATTGTTTTATTTGTTGGTGTTGCGGCATTATCAGACAGCATTTTTTCATAAATCATGTTCCCAATGTATTCGCCGAAATCACTGCCATAACTCATACCAATACCACCTATTGCGGCACCACCAATAAACCCTGCCGCACCACCAATAGCGGTTCCCGCACCAGGTATAATTGATCCAACCGCGCCCCCGGCAAGGGCACCAGCTTGTCCCAATGCAATCGCACCACCAGCCCCACCTACGAATGAGCCAACAATTTGACTAACGCTCTGTTTAAATTGTTCTTCACTTATTTCGCCATTTGCTCGCTGTTGATATAATTCGGTCAGTTTTTCACCAGTCTCCCCTACCATTAATACGGCGGCAACAGGACCAAGAAGTTTTTTCATGGCACCAGATGCTAGTGATTTTGAGAAACCTAACGCACGTTTTCCAAAAGACGCAGTTGATTTAAGACCATTACTGACTACACCAGATAGTGATGACATTAATTCATTATTGGCGAGCATCGAACCGAGGCTTTTAATTTTGGAAAATGCACTACCGCCGCCCATGCTATTAAAGATGCTGGCGGAACCACCCATAATTCTGCTTATGCCACTACGCCCACGACCAAGCATGCGGCGAAGAAAACCACCCCGACCACCGCGACCACGAGACCGACGACGACGACGATTTCGGTCCCGATCAGAACCATCGCCATCGCCACCAAAATCAAAATTATCCTGTCCCCCGTCGTTGACATAATTACCCCGGACATTAACTGTTGCTGCGGTAATATCGACTTTCTTTGTTAAACGATCCCAGAACCGCTTTATGCCTGCTTTGCCACCCATGAACAGCAATGCAGTGGTAGCCGCAGTCAGTGCCCCGGCAAAGCCGTTTATAGTCGTTTCATTATCAGAAAATACTCCCATGATGGATTTGTAAATGCTATTAATGCCACCGACAACGGATGCAACAATTTCCCCAAGTTTGAACAACCAACTACCAAGTGTAGAAATGGTATTGTATACTGTATCAATATTTTCTTTGTTCAATGCAACTTCAAGAAAATGACCAAATGATTTACCAGCATTTTCCACATTTTTAATTAAACCATCAAGTCCGGGGCCATCAGCAAATGCACTTAATTTATCAGTTAATCGTTCCAACGAACCAAGCATACCTAACTTGAATACACCAACTAATCGGTTAAAAATGTTGTTGATGTTATTCATAAACTGGGTCAAACCTTCTTGCGCTCGCGCCGCTTCCTGTTTTTCCCGAAATTCCTTTTCAGTAATATCACGCATTTGGGTGATAATTTGCAAAACCTTCTTTGCATCTTCATTCCCGGATAGGGCCTGCAAACGTAAACTTTCTGCCGCCGCTTCACCCTGCTCTTTAAATTCGTGGAAAAAATTAAGGGCATCTGTATCGGTAAATGTTCCTTTTTCAATTTTTTCGCGTATCGTATCAAACATCCCTACCGCTTGACCAAACCCGGCATTAATAAATGTTTTTGCTTCATCAGCAAAAAGAGCCGTTCCTGCACCAAATGATTGTGATACCATTTTCGAGAAAACATCACCTGCTATACCTGGTTGTGCCGCCATAAATGCCGTTGCTTTACCAATGGCAAGTGCATAATCCTGCTGTGCCTCTCCTGATGTTTGTAGTAATCGGGTTGCAACAAGAGTATCACTAAGAGCATCCGTGACCGCTTTCATAATTTCACGTCGAGATGTCCCGAATGCACCAGATAACGCGGTTGTGGTTTCAGTCAGTTGAATGAAATTATCAACAGTTCTGCGATTATTATGTGCTTCGATATTTCCATATAGACGCATGCTTTCCATGTAATCGCCAAGATTTTCATTGATCTGATCCGTGGTCATACCAAACATACCAAATCGCTCACTTGTCTTACGCACGTCATATGCCAGTTTGAAAAATGACTTTTGACTATCTAGTGCGGCGATCACCTTGCTATTTCGTTGAACTTCTTTAGCAAAATCATCAAGTGGCATCCCCGCTTCGGCAGCAGCAATACCCATTTTCAACATACTGCCCTGGAAATTTTGTCCAACATCAGTAAGCTGTTTATAGGTCTCGGTATATTCTTTGGCCGAGTGGATCAATAGACCGATAACCGCCCCACCAATAAACTTTTTGGCAACATCGGAGACAAGTCTGATCGCACTATCGGTCGATGTCGTAAACTCGAAAAGCTGGGTTGATGCCATACCCAAAGCATCATTCATCTTTTTTGTGCGACGAAAACGTTCTTTTTCTTGCATATCATTGGATAATCTTGATCTGGCCCGCGCCCGCCCTGATGAACCAGATTGATTATCCGCAATCCGCCCCAGTGTTCCTGCCGTCGTTTTAAGAGACGCAATCAATTCATTGAATTGTTGTTCGTTAATGTCACTCATTTTGCACCAAATCAAATATGTTATAACTATTTATTTTTGAAATTAACTTTGGTGTTTATACACAGATAAATACTACTATAACTTAACATTCGTTTGGTGCATAAATGACAGATAATAAATTCCCGGTTGATGACTTTGATGAAAACGAATTATTTAACCAAGCAACATCCACTCCATCTAATCCATCACAAGCGCAACCCCGAAATAATTATGCGGGGCCAGTGCCAAATATGCAAAACCATGAACATACCGAGGTGCAAGGACAACGTTTTGCTCGCCCAATGCAGCAAGAAATGATTGAGGATAACGAAGCACAAAGCCTTGGTGCGCGTGGTCCAGGTATGAATGAACCAGTTGGGTCGATTTTATCGAAATATTACCGTGAGCCAGGTATTCATATTCCGTTGCCAACTGGCGGTGCATTTATGCCAAAGGGATCGTATCAAGAAACATTGAGTGGTGACATCCCGGTGTATCCGATGCGGGCAGCAGACGAAATGATGCTGAAAACCCCAGACGCATTGATGAATGGGTATGCGATTGAACAAATGATTCGTAGTTGTTGCCCGTCTATTGTCAGCGATTATGATCAAATTCCAACACCGGATTTGGAAGTGTTGATGCTGGCTATTCGAGCGGCAACATTCGGTGAAATCATGGAAATGGAAGTTGAATGCCCTAATTGTGGGGAACATCACGAATTTAATCTTGATCTTCCCGCATTGCTATCAACTATGAAACTTATTCCCGCCGAAAATACCGTTCGGTTAAATGATCAATTGGTAGTCTATTTGCGCCCATATACGATCAAAAATGGAACAAAAATTTCATTAGCTGCATTCAATGAAACCAGAAAGTTACAAGCAGCAACCTTACAGAAAATACCAGATGAAGAACGTAACAAGATTATTAATGATGGTATTGCAAGATTGACATCTTTGAACTTGGAAATGATGTCCGACTGTGTTTTGAAAATTGTAACTCCGAATGGCACCGAGACAGATAAAAAAGAAATATTTGCATTTATTACAAATTCCAATGCGAACTGGACTAAAATGATTGATACTAAATTACAAGAATTGAATAATCTTGGTATTGATAAAAGACAAAGTGTCACATGTTCTGCATGTAATCATACGTGGGATACGGAGGTTGAATTTAATCCCGCAAATTTTTTCGAAACAGACTCTTAAGATTAACGGATCGAGAGTCGTTGCAAAAATTCATAGCATCATACGATAATGATAAAGCACAATTACGGGCATCAATTCATCAAATAATGTGGTATATGCGCGGATCGATTAGTCGAAACGACGCATGGTCATTATCGCATCTAGAACGAAAAGACATTTTTTCATTGGTTGAAGAACGAATGAAAATAGTCAAAGAAACTAAGATGCCAATGATATGACAAAAATGGGGTGGATTTTAGAATTAGAACACTTGATAGGGTATTCAATTCATGAAATTCACCCCTATAATGTCGCGATCTGTATGATAGCACCAATGAACCCTGAATGGATGCATAATCGCCCTGGCCTTTACGATCTTCCACGGGTTGATACAGGAAAACTGGACATTTTTGTTGCAGAACGATTTGATAGTGAGGGCGCAATCGCGGAACGAATACGCTGGATCGTAGAAAATCTATGCGGGCCTTGGCATTATACACATTGTGGTTTTTATTTTGGTAAGGATATAGATGCTACAATGTATTTGCTGCGATGGAAATAATAAAGCCGGGATTATTTTTCCCGGCTTTATGTTATTTGTTCAATGTTTCAATCAGCATGCCTGCCGGATTTTCATCACGTAATACATGTTCTAATGTTATCGTGTCGAAATAGGTAGCCAATCGATCATATTCATCAAGGTATTTTTTTAATTTGGTATCTTTGCACTTCCATTCGTGCTTGGCCTGATTAATTATTAGCTTGGAGTCTCCACGAATAGTAACATCTTTGGCATTTAACGAAATCGCATGATCAACCGTTAATAGAAGCGCAATCCATTCCGCTTCGTTATTCGTCCCCATGCCAATTTTTTCATATAGATATTTGTTTGAACCCGTAACCGTAACCGCAACTTCCATCTTCCCCGGATTCGGTTTACATCCCCCATCAAAATATAATTCTAACACTATGAACTTTCCTTTCGGAAACGACTATTGCTATTAATTAATTGTTTTCGGGTTTTTTTGCTTTTGGGTTTGGCCGGGGTTTTCATTTCTTCATATGGTGTTTTTTTGTGCGGCTTCATTGATCGTTCAATTCTTTTGGCAACAAGTTCATCGCATTCTTGTTTTCCAATACCAGGATAGTCTTTCAGCACATTTTGTTTGGTAATCTTTTGTAACCAATAATGTTTGATATTGGCGTTGATGTTTCGTTTTTCTTTTTCGTGATGATGCTCAATATTGCGAAGTGTTGTTTTATAACTTTGATAATTCATATAGATATATGCCTTATTTGTGATGACGACAAAGTGGAAATATAACTGAACACATACCCGTCCAGATGATAAAAACGATGATCAACCAAACCAGATTATATTCTAATAACAGGAATAATAATAAATCCCCCGGTATCAACCTGTTAACTGCAATAATTCACCAAGGGACTATTGAAACAACGGTATCATAACTGTTTCGTAATACACGTATTATTTGGATTTTCCGTAGTAGCAACGATGCACCAGCAATGCGTGGATTGCCAAACACATAAGGGCACAAATTAACCCTGAAATGAAATGCCATGATCCGTCCATATACACACAGTAGCTTAAAATCACTACCATGATTATGTCGAAAATGACCCAAAAGTTCAAAAACGGGTTCGATCTGGTATTATTCGGGTCACCAAAGAAAAAGGTTTTAATCATGTTTGGTTGATCCAATGCATGTATTTTATGTGGTTGATTGCCAAACATTAATTGAACTCGCTGTGGTATGTCAATAATTATCCGTTACCAAAATTTTGCAGGATAAATAAGATACATGCCACAATTGGAGCATTTTACATGGCAAGTGGAAGCAAAAGCAAGGATAAGGGTAGTCAAGGAGAACGCGAACTCTGTAAAATTCTTGGCGAAATTTTTGAAGGTAGCTTTATCAGGTCTGCCGGGTCCGGGGCATTTATCGGCGGAAAAAACTCATTTCGTAAACAAAGCATGTCCGAAGGTCAAGTTCGCAATACCAAAGCAGATATAATACCACCCGATTTTTTGCCGCGTTTGGTTGTTGAAGCAAAATGGTATAAAGACTTTCGATTTCATCAACTTATCCAACCTGGACCCAATCCACAATTGGATACCTGGATTGAACAAACCATTGAATGTATCGATGATGGTGACGTGTGGATGGTCTGTTTTAAAATTAACCTTCGTGGATGGTATGTTGCTGTTCCCGATGGACTAAGTGATGATTTTTCATACAATAACTATTGCGTCTATACCGGTAAACATGGCAAATTTAAAGTGACCGACATGAAAGAGTTTATGACAAATAATGCCCATATCATAAAACAGTTGGCAGCATAATCAATTGATTAAGGTTCGCAATTATGGTCATTACCGCAAAGTTCAATTATTAGTCGAAAGGATTGATGCTGTAATTATGGTCAAAATGTTGTTTGATTATCCGGTTGATCCAACAATATTGATGTATGGTGTTCCGAATGATTAAAGCATATCATGTTTCATCAGCAAATAACATAGCGTCTATTTTGACCTATGGTCTTATTCCAAGTGTTGGTGCCAGAAGTGTGGCGATGGGTGAAGAAAGCCCCGCAATATTTCTGTTTCCATCATTAGACGATTTGGAAAATGCGTTGGATAATTGGCTTGGGTCGGAAATTGATGACGAAATTTTTGCGCTGTTTGAAGTCATTATTCCTCCACACATCGAAAGTGAAGTGACAACAGGATACGAAATTTCAGTTTATACCACAATACCGGCTGAATACATCACTTTGCTGTCCGATGATGTTATGTCGTTAGCATCTATGAATGAATTTAAATACACCAACGCATAATTAATCTGTTGACGAATATATTTAATCTGTGTATATTGTGCCCATAAACACGTTACAGGGGTGATACTGATATGGTTTTGAAATTTTCGACACTGGCTGGTGGCGTCTATATTATGGTTGGCAGCGATTTTGAAATCCAGGATACCGTCCAATGTTTTCGGTTTTACGACGAAAAGGTCGAAGTTTCGACGGTCGGAAACTTGAAGCTGGATGCGTCGAAACATTGCTGGGTGCCCAGTGAATATAAATACAGTGACTTCCAATTTGCATAAAAAAAGGCCGGGTAAGATTGCCCGGCCTTTTTCGTTAGAATATGGTTGCGTTTTCCTCAAACTGCGTAAACTTATTTTCCCGCTTGACTAACAAAATTTTCTCTACTCTACCAATCAAATGTGTTTTATGCGAGATCAAGAAAATTGACTTGCTCCGATCCCGCGTCATTCCTTTTAGGATTGATAGCGCCATATCAACACCGGCATCATCCAAACCATTGTCAATCAATTCATCGACAAACATCAGGTTCAGGTTGTCGTTAAGACTTTCCCAAACATCACGAAATGCCCAATGTGTCGCCAGAATAACACGGGTCATTTCACCCCGAGACAATTGTGCAAAATCGTAATCCTGACCAAGATCGGTGATGTCAACTGACAAATCAGAACGAAATATCACCGCATGGGGTAGTGCCAACTTTTCCAAATAATGACTTACCCGTGTATTCAAATATGCCAAGTTCTGATCTATAATTGCCTTACGCACAAAACTATCTTTTGATGTCAATAACTTATAAAGAAAATCCTGATGCGAAAACAGGGTTGTTAGTGCATTCAGTTCGGTGTAATTAACCTCCTGGATGGTGGTTTCAAGGGTTGTAACCTGATCGGCATGCGGATTTGATTTATCCATTTCATTTTCCAAATCCCGAACCAGTGAACTATAATATTGTCTGGTTACGTATAAATCATCACGAGTATCAAACAATGTTTGTGGACGACGTGCCATTTGTTCGATTGCAGAATTTACCGTTGCAATCTGTTTATTGCATTCATAAATCAATGATTCCAAATCAGCAATTTTATTTTTAGCTTCGGTCGTTGCTTCTTTGCCTGCTTTGATTTTGTCATCAATCGCTACCAGCAAATTACTATGTTCTTCCTGGGAATCTGCTAGTTCCTTTTCCATTTTTTCTATATCAGATAAATGACCAGAAATTGTTTCTTCATGTGTGGCAATTTCGGCTTTCTTTTCTTCTATCGATTTTTCCAATGTAGCAACACGGGCAGTCATATTTTCAATAATGGTATTGTAATGATCGGTCCCATCAATATTTTGACCACAACACGTGCATGTCAGTTCATTTGGGTTACTCAATTCTTCATTGGCCGTAGCAAGGTCATCTAACATGGACGCCAAGGCACTTTTTTTGGCCGTGTGTTGCGTGTTGAGCGTTTTAGTGTGGCCGTATGCTCTTTCAATTTCCCGCGTCTGCCGGGACATCTGATCAACAAGACGACGTTTATACGTTATGTCTGCGGCAATTTCCTGCTCGTTGCTATTGATACTTGAAATATATTCAATTTCTCGCTGGTGCGTTTTGAGTTCGGTCTCGTGTTCTAACAGCAATGCCCGCAAATCCCGCATACCAGTATCATAAACTTCGGCTTCATCGAAAATTTTCAATTCCGCATCAAAATCAATATCAACCAGTTCCGAAATTTCTTTTTGAAGATTTGCAATAACATGTTCATGATTTTCTTCCCAGTTCTGACTTAATTTAGATTGGGTTTTGATCATTTGTTCTATGCGAGCATTAGCTTCTAATAATGCAGAAATATTTGCCTCTTGGGTGCGAATGCCATCTTTCGTTTCTGCTATTTGCGCCTTTAGTTCATCAGCACGCATACTGATTTGAGTGATACCAAGTAATTCTTCAATTACTTCCCGCTGTTCCCCTGCTTTTAGTTTGAGAAACGGTTCAGTAAAGGTATTCAAGGCGACAATATGACGGAACATCGTGTTTGACATACCAAACGCACGTTCAATGTCTTCTTGCGTATGCTTGTTTTCTCCCTGGGCTTCATCAGTGCTGATCTGTTCTTCGTCATCAACGAAAAAACGAAGCACATTCGGCTTTCTGCCGCGCTCAATACGATACCGTTTATTGTCGCGAATAAAATCCAGCGTAACCAACATATTCTTGCCATTGATATTGTTGACAAGATTATCAATTTTAATTTTTGTCAACGGGGTTCCGTAAAGTGCGTAATTAATCGCTTGTAGAATTGCAGTTTTCCCCGCACCATTTTTTGCATTTCCGTCGTTGTTATCGATATTTTGACCGATTACCAGGGTCATGTTATTTCCGTCTAGAGAAATCTCATGGGGAACCTGACCAATAGACAAAAAGTTTTGCATCGAAATCTTTTCAAGTTTAATCATAATACTCACTTATTCAAAAAGTTATTGGTATGCTTTAATTATCTAGCAATTATGACATTGTTAATATGTCAACCAAAATATAACAGATGTTGCACAAAAGAATCAATAAATCTGTGGTTTTAAATCGTTATCTACACCATACAATTCTTCAATTAGCTTCCATGCATTTGTGTTCTCTATTTTTCTTATTTTGAACCGATAATCACTTGCCAGTCTCATTAGAACTGTATTCGGTTCATCCTCAAACAAAAGAACAGTCATGGTATATTGATCACAACCCCATATAACTCGATCTATAAAAACACAGTTTGGGAATAATTCGGCAATGTATTTTACCGATGATAAATCCGCCCCTATTTTCGACATTTGATGGGCTATCCATTTATATTCAACGTCCTTGACAACATCAGAATATGAAAATGGGAGATTAGTAAATCCTTGGCGAAATTGATGCAGTAGAACCCGATCAGTCATTATTTGGGCACTTGGTTGAATAATTTATTGATGGTGGCTTTGGTCAACTTGCCTTTTCTGTGTAAGGGGCGAAGGGTTGAACCTGGGAAATATCCCATTCTGACAATACCATCGTTTAATAATCTTGATGCATCCGCAATTATAAAATTCTTGTCATCTAGATGCTTGTCCATTTCATCCGCATTAAATGTTCTGCTTTTTCCTAACATTCCACTTGGACAAATATTGATGTCTTTTTTCCCCGACTTCACTTCAATCTTTTCGCCAGTGATTGTGTTTTCAATATCATAGCCTTTCGATTGGGCATTCAGGACGTAATCAGTGGATGTTTGCTGTAATTGTTTTAATGCAAGCTGTTCAATGGCAAAACCAGTCGATGACCCACGTTCGGTGAAAATCGTTGTTAAACATTCACCAAGATAACCGGTTTTTTTGATTTCATTAATTTCATTTGATAAATTGTATTCAGTTACATTATTAAGTTGTAAATTTCTTTCCATAGTAATTAAATCTCGTATCTAAGTTGATACAAGTATTCTCTCACATATGATAAGTAAAATGCAAAATTAAAGTAAACAAAAATAGAAATTATTCTGGCGGAACCATAGTAAAAATTAAATTGGCATTGCTAGAACATGCCAAATACTTACCATTACCATAACAAACTTCGTTGAAATAAGTTGATGCATCCGAAATATTCTGTTTCCATGTTAAACCATCGTCCGAAGAATAAACCGATGATGAATTAGTCATAAAAAATTTGGTATTCGCTGACATAAGACTGATTGCGGTAATAGGAGCATCTAATTGTGTCCAGTTAATACCATTAGTGGTGCTAGCATATTTTAATGTGACGTTTGGTAGTGCTAACAAAATACTACCATTTTGTGCAAATGATGTTACTGTATTTGTTGAACCTATGTAACTTCGCGACCATGTATTTGTTGGGATTGTTGCTGTTGCGGTTCTGCCCACTACGCCGCCAACTACAAATCTCCCACCAATATATGAAGATGTGATGTAAGTATCAGACGAATTAATATATTTTCCTGTCCATGAAACGCCATTAGATGAATAAATAATTGAACCACCATCTATTGTGGCTATGTAATAACCATTGGCAAAGGTAATACTGTTAATGGTATTACTCGATGTGAATTTGTTATTGGTCCAGGATGTTCCCGTTGTCGAGTTATATAATACACCAAGATTGCCAATTGCTGTGAATTTACCATTTGCGTATATTACCCGGTTAAGTGGATATTGTGGCGTAATATTGCGATTAGTCCAAGTTAATCCATCTGGGGATGTGGCAATCCCTTCTCCAACAGCAACAAATAATCCATTACCATAAGCAACACTATTAACTTTGAATAAATCAAAATCATGTGTTACCCAAGTTGGGTCAACGGCTTTGCTGTATAATCGTAATCTACCAACGTTTGGTTTTATTCCAGAAATAGTGTATGCCATTTATAATAAATCCTAATCAAATCGTTATATTGTTATTATTATTCAGGTAGAGACATCGTGTAAATAATGTTTTGGTTATTAGCACAACCAACATATATGCCATTACCATAGCAAACGTCATGCATCCGCTGGTTCATAACAGTATTGTGCGGGGTCCACTCCAAACCATCATCTGATCCATAAATGGATGTTGCGTTTGATACAAAAAATTTATTGTTTGCGAACAATATTTTGTAAGACGAAATTGGTGATGTATGAAATTCCCACGACAATCCCGTAGTCGATATACCATAAGCATCGGTTCCATCTAACGTCGAGATCAGTTTGGTTCCACTATTCGCATAATAAGAAATGGTGTTAACATTGCCGCTGCCGCGAAGCTGCCAGGTTCCGGTTGGCGAAGGTGAAGCATATGAGTATGATCCATTTGTTCCACCCGCGATAAACCGGTTATTAAAATATGTTAAGGCACCATATGTAGTTGATGAAGTTATGAGTTTTTGATTCCAAGAAACCCCATTGGTTGAGTAATATACATATGATATTTGTGGAAGTGTAACGTAATATCCATTAGCATATATTAACGTATTGTGGTTGTAAGTAGATGCAAAACTGTTATTGCTCCAAGTTATGCCATTGGTTGATGAATATGATGAACCTAGATCACCAATTGCAGAGAATTTGCCGTTAACATATATTACTTTATTAAGAGGGTTTGTTAGGGTTAATCCGTTTATCTTTGACCAGTTGATACCATCAGTCGATGTGGCAATACCATTTCCAACAGCTACAAATAAACCATTTCCATAAGCAACACTTCTGACTGTAAATAAATCAAAAGTTCGGGTTTTCCACCTAATCCCAACTGGTTTACTGTATAATTTTAGTTTACCAACATTTGGTTTAATTCCCGATATAATATATGCCATGGTTTTTCACTCATTTTCTAACAATGTTGAGTATATATTTATTGATCAACGGTATTGATTTTTTAATTAAATTGGTGGGACCATTGTATATATTTGATTCCAGTTGCCGGATACACCTACATATCTGCCATCACCATACGTAACATGTTGAAGTGAATTTGATATTTCTGCGGTATGTTGTTCCCATGTGATGCCATCTTCTGACCAGTAAATTGAACTGTTATCAGAAATAAATAACTTATTATTTGCGCTAACTATACGTTGTATGTTAATTGGAGAATCAATTTGTGTCCAATTAATACCGTCATTAGTATGTATATATTTGTGGTTCAATGCGTTTAATGCTAACAGTGCAACGTTATTTGCCGCTAAACTACTAACAGTATTTGTCGATCCAACGTAACGTAAATACCATGTGCTTGCTGGTGTTGTCGCTGATGCACATCTACCAGATGTCCCACCTGCATAAAACTTATTATTAAAATATGCTAATGAGAAAAATTCATACGAAGAATTAACAATTATTCTGGTCCACCCAACACTTTGTGATGCATATAAAAATGCCATACCCGTTCCAGTCGTTACATAATAACCATTTGCAAAAATGGTATCATTATAATACCCAGGTGTGCTTGATATACTTGCGTTAGACCATGTGGTTCCGTTAACTGAATAATATGAAACGCCATTTGGTCCCATTGTGGCGAATTGATTATTCCCATAAACAATTCTATTTGCATTTGGATTTATATTCAGGTTTGTCCAATTTAAACCATCTGCGGACGTGGCAATCCCGTCACCAACGGCAACAAATAATCCATTCCCATAAACAACATCTTTCAAAGTAAACATATCAAAATCATGAACTTTCCATGTTGGCACAACTGGCTTACTGAATAATTTCAATTTACCAACATTTGGTTTAATTCCTGATATGCTGTAAGACACGGTTCATCATCCTGATATTATTGTTTTTATTATTTATTGATAGATGGCTAATTATTATAATTAGGTAGATACTGGGGTTAATGTGTAAAATTTATTTTCACCAATCCCACACGCAAGATACATACCATTCCCGTAGCATATGCTGTTAACAATAGTCGGAGTATTGATTTTGTGTTCTTCCCATGTAATTCCATCATTGGATGCATAAAGTTGGGATGAATCATTTGCCATAAAAAACGTGTTATTTGCATATATCATCTTCTTTGATATAATGGGGCCATCAATCCATTCCCAGGTATACCCGGATGATGATTTTGCATATTTTTTGTCGGTATCGTTTGTAGCACCAATAACAATAGATGTGCCATTAGATGATAGACTAAGTATTTTTTTGTCTGATGCACCTAATGATCTAGATGCCAAATTTGATAGTGCGGTGATATTGGTGGCGGTTCGTATTTTTCCGATTTCACCGGAAATAATAGAAACATTTCCTAAATTCGATACAGACGTGAACTCTTGATTAGAAAATGTGCTATTTTGAGTAAACCACGTTCCGTTTGTGGCGACATAATATCCACCATCACCAACATTAATAAACGTATTGTTACTGGTATTAAAAGAAACATCCAACATATTTGAAATTAATGTTCCCGAAGTAGTCGATGTCCATTTGGTAGGTATCGAACTATCTTGCACTAATATTTCATTTCCAGAAGTATAACCATAGCCGTTTGTTGATGTATATAAAACATGTGTTATAGGATTAGTAAAGACACCCGATGCAGTTCTGACCGTCCAAACCATTCCATCCGTTGATGTAGCAAGACCATCCCCAGCCGCAACAAAAAGACCATTATTATAAGTAATGCTGGTTATTGGAAATAAATCAAAGGTATGTGACTTCCATGTAGGCACAATTGGTTTACTGTATAATTTAAGCTGACCAATATTTGGTTTTATTCCTGAAATACTATATGCCACAATTCAGTTTCCTTTTAAATATGTCAATTGATAGACCCGGATATAATATATTATTTATTCCATACTATCGGAGAGGTTAGTATACCTTTATCTATCTATGTGGCTGTTGGAATTATGTTGGATATAACAAAATGGGCCACCATAAAGGTGACCCATTTCGAGGTTATATAAATCATCAAATAAAGGATTACCCTTTTGCACTCTATGAAGACGTGTGGTAGCCCGTGACATATTTATTTATCTTCGTTATTATGCCATTACGAATTTATGCGGGTGATACTGCTAATTTTCCGTTGCTACTACCAATATAAAATTTTCCATCATGATAATATGTTGCATTAATAGTAGTATTTCCGAGATTAGAGGTTTGTGTTGTCCAATCTGCAAGATTATTTGATGTTTTGATCTGCCCGATTGATGATGTTACTGTGTAAATTCCATTACCGAAAGAAATAGAATAGTTATTATATGATGCACCGAACGGAGATGTTCTACCAAACCATTGAATACCATCATAGGAAATCGCAATTTTGCCACCTGTTCCACAAGTAACAAATCGTCTTCCGTCCCAAATAATACTAAGGTAAGAGTCCACGTCGGTAAACACATCATTTGTTGTTAATGTCCAGGTCGAGCCATTATCCGTAGAAATCGCATTAGTCCCGTTAGAGCCAACCGCAACGAGTTTTCCATCGCCATAAGCAATGTCCTTAAAATCATATTGTGACCCACCGATACCACCATCGGTGTTTCTTGTCCAACTGGTCCCGTTTGTGGAGGTAAGAAACAGACTGTTATTGCCTACAGCTACATAACTGGTTCCCGTATAGCAAACTCCGAACAGGTAACGCTCAACAGAACTGTATGAACGCGGAGTCCAGGATACACCATTAGACGATGTGACTAATGCACCATTTGCACCAACTGCAACGAACAAATTATTTGCGAAAGTCACCCCATAAATAGCTTGGCTTTGTCCACTCCCACGAGCGACCCACGTTGATCCATCGGCAGATGTTGAAATATTGCCGCTAGCACCAACAGCAACATAAATGCCATTACCATAAGTAATGTCTTGAATGCTGTTTGATCCAAACTGTGATGTTTTTTCAACCCATGTTACACCCAGATTTGGAATATTATCATACTTAATTTTCGTATTGATTTTTAATCGCCCGGTATCTGGTTTAATGCCTGAAATAGAAAGTCCCATAATAAATATCCTTAATTTGATTGAAGGTTTTGGTAAAGGTTAATTAATGTTGATTTATCCAAATCATTTGACTGCAATGAATTAATACCATCAATTACGATCTGATCAATTGAATGAAAAGTCATATTTTCCGAAAATGTTAGTGCATCTTCTTTTTTTGGCTGATTAATCAGTTCAATTTTACGTAAATTATCCGACTCGATAAAGGTATCTTTTATCAACTGTGCTTCTTCATAGCTAATATCAATATCGATGGTTACACGAGCGGTCAGATTTGGAACAAGCAACCCATCCGGGTTATTAAGCATGCTGCTTAGCTTCATTGTCCGAAATAGTGGTTGTTTGGGCCATGATTTAAATACAGGTTTGTCTCCATGCGTTAAAAACATCATACCCCGATCTTCATCCCATGCGTCCGAGAAATCAAATGGCATTACGTTGCCCATGTAGACGATATTGTTTTTAACTTGACGCATATGAAAATGCCCGGTGAAAACATATTCATTGCCTTCGAACTGGGATGTTTCGGTCCCATGTCCTTCTGGCATTGCTACCTTGGCATTCATTAAAAATCCGGGAATTTCAAGATGGGCAAAGGTATATCTACTGTTTTTAAGGTCTTTAATTGATTTGTGTTCATCCCCAACCAACCATGGTAGAAAAGCCACATCATCAATTACGGTAGGATTCATGACAACTTCAATATTCGAGAATTTTTTTGCAAACTCAACCGATGCAACATCGCGTTTGCTACGATAAAACAAATCATGGTTGCCAGGGATAAACCACACCTTATCAAATGCCGCATTCAGCATTTCCAGGCCCCGCAAACTGTAATTTAGGGTCAGTGCTTGAATCTGGTGGCGATTATCATGCCAATCACCCGCGAAGATACAGGTTTCTGCACCATATTCTTTTGCTTCTGCGATAAACCATTCAAGAAAATCGATATTATCTTGTAACGATAACTGACTGTTGCCGTTGCGGCCAAAATGAATATCAGTAAACGATACTGCTTTTTTAAATAATTCTGCCATTAAATATGTTTTCCAATATACGATTAAAAATAAGATATACCCAATAACCGGGGGTGAGACCAATATTAAAATGCAAATAACCGGCGGGATAATTTTTATCCCGCCTTGATTATTATTATTTTACTTTTTTTGGTCTGCCCGGTTTTCCCGGTTTACGGACCGGTTCATCCCAAAATTCAATCTCGTTTTCAACCTGGCGCGAAAATGATGGGGCTTCCCCTGCAATAATACGCAGTTCATCCCGAATATCTTGATTTTTCTTTTCCAGGTTAAGAATGCGAGTGAAACAATGGCTGATCACCGTTGTATAAAACGAGAATGGATTTGATGATTTGGATTCGTCAAATTGTAGACCAACCTGGCATAAATGAGTAATTGCATGTCCTCTCATTTCATCGTTATACGAATATCCGCGCCAGTTCCCACGAATACTATACTTGTTTACCATGTGTTGGATCATTTTTCCAAGTTTATCGGTGAACCTTCCTTTGTCCGGGGAAAAATTGCCGATTTCAAAGTCCCCGTCCCAATGTGATCTGCATACCTCAACATATTTCCCGTCTCTGATCACATAATGCTTAAATGGTGGAAATGGAGTTTTTGCATGATTTTTACCGTTCTTTGCTTTGCGTTTTCTTTCTGGATCAATGGGAATATGATCAAATGTCATTACTCTCCAAATGATGTCTTCATCTGAAAATGTTTCAGGATCAATTGGGGTTTCTCCTTTTACCGACATAGATGATGCTTTTTCTAATTTTGCTTCGATTATTTTACTCGAAGTAATTTCAGATAAATCATCAATAATAATATCATATTCTGCGTATTTTGGATCAAGTTGTTCGCAGTATGATTTTTTACTTTTATGAATTTCGATAAGTAAATCTTTGTTGTTAATAAAATTAGTCGCCATGGGATACTTTCAACGTTTTATTATTTTATTACTATACCAAAGGAGTTACTTAAACACCAAATTAATACTTGTTATTTTTGAAAAAAACTTTTATTTATTATTGAAACAATTATGAAATAATACATTTGTTAACGAAAACGTCATCCCATAAAACATAAGCGTTGTGTTTTGTTCCACCACCCATAGTTATACCACCGACATAATGTATACCGGTGAAATTCAAATCGCGTAAGTGTTGTCTTAAATCAGCTTGTGCTTTGCTATTATTAATAAGTGGACTATCAGCACTGATATTCACCCACACTTCTCTAAATGTAGGTGAATATCCATCACCACCTAATTCATTATTTTGATAATCCAATACACCATAGTTTTTGTATTTGTTGACATATTGTATGAGGTCAGTTGCCGTTGATTTATCACCATACTGTTTCAATAAAACAACGATTACATTCAATACGTCATCAGATATTTCATCATCTGCGACTAAACATCTGTTTATATATGATACTGGTATTTTAAATTTTGTGATTTGCGAGTTATTAGATTTTTTGCGAATGATATATTCACCCGTTACCTGTTTTCTTACTTCAACAGATGGTTCAAGTTCATTCCACATTGCCGTTGCATACTGTATACGTTTGTTATACTCCGGTATGGTTTCTTCTGTTCTAGCAGACCAATCCATGCCATTTGAATATGGCAATGCATTTTTTCCCCAGGTTTCAAAGCCCGTTACCAATTTACCGTTTAGATCAATCCATTTTGATTTGTTTCTGATCCATCTATCTATTACGTCCTGTTTGGATTTTGCAGACGTTACTCTGAAAATAATGTCACCATTAGTTGATGCTTTTGCCGTATAATCTTTTGCTATTCGGTTGTTGTCAGTGAGGTAAATGCCTTGTCCGAACAATGCAAACATATCAGTTTTATTTAAATCAAATGCATCTATTTGGGTGGAATCGCCGCGATACAAAATAACGTAGTTATCGCTTTCTGTTATTATGTTAATCCATTTTCTAATACCGGTCATTTCGTTCCTCAACATTTTTTTATATTTATTGCAAATTCAAAGATATTGCAATCTGGTATGATGATGTAATAATATCCATCGTTAATCCCCCGATAAATAATGATAGCGAGTGTAAATTGTTATGAAAGCTGTGTTTACTTGTGGAAGAATGAACCCTGTCACGATTGGTCATGAAAAATTATTAAACAAGATTGATCAATTGTGCTGCGAGCAAGGCGGACGCCCATTTGTATTTTTGACCAAAACTCATGATTCGGTTGAAAATCCATTGACGATTGATGAAAAAATTCAATTCGTATGCCAGGTGCAACCGTCATTTACATATCTTCCAACGGTGAATGCGTTTTCTGCAACAGATTATCTGCTGGCGAACGGGTTTACTGAATTGGTATGCGTGTTCGGTGAGGATAGAACTGATATGGCAAATCGACTGGTTAAATTTTATACCGGTCATATGACAAGTCACATTATTGATCGTGCATCGAATGACGTAAGTGCAACTATTGTTCGTAAAATGGTTATTACGGGCAATCGGAAAATGTTTAATCAAATGGTCCCGTCTTGCTTGAATAAAAATAAATTATACAAAACCTTGCAGGTTGGAATGGGAATTAAAAATGGTTCAAACAATAAACGGATTAACGGACACCGTAGCTGAAGTTAAATTATCGCGTGAAATTGAAGCGGCTTTCCGGTCATCTGGGTCAAGCAACTCATTTTTCACATCATCAAATATATCGACGCCGCAACTGGTCGGCACAAATGCGTCGGTGAACGACCCGGCATCCTCCATATCGTCATACCTGGAACCTGCCCCGGACCTGCGGGTTAGATTAAAACCACTTAACGCCGATGAAGTGTATGGGGATGTCGGTGGTCAAAAAAGTATACTTGGTATTTTACGCGAAACTGGCGGACTTCTATTTCCATTCACGCCAACAATCAGTTTTAACCAAGATGTTAATTATCAATCAATTAATATGACACATACAAATATGGACCTATCTGCTTATACCGGCACCCCGTCGGTGACACTAAGCGTAGTGGGTAAATTTACCGTTCAGAACCAGCGCGAAGGACGATACGCGATGGCCGTGCTGCATTTTCTTCGAACCGTATCAAAAATGTATTTTGGTGATGCTGATCGAATTAGTGGCAAAGCTGGCTTGCCGCCTCCAATACTGGTTTTCAATGGTTACGGTGAATATATGTTTAATAATTTACGCACCATTTTAAAAAGTCATAGTTACACATTTGATGATACCGTTGATATGGTGACGATCTATATTGATGGGTCTCCGGTTCGTATTCCAGCATTGTTCACTATTTCGCTAACATTACAGGTCCAACAAACACCACGTGCAATGCGCCAGGATTTCAGTCTTGACGCTTTCCGTAGAGGTGATCTCATGCGTAATAATAAAGGGGGATGGATTTAATGTCTAGAATAACTTATTCCTCAAAATCCCCATACGCCAAGACAAAACAAACATCATGGCATATTGGACAGTTCAATTACAGATCAATTCCAGCAAGCGAAGAAGATAGTATCATCATAGTGGACCGAAAATACAATAATCGTCCCGATCTACTTAGCTATTATTTGTATGGTGATAGCGAATATTGGTGGATATTTTATGTTCGTAATCGAAATGTAATGACTGACCCTGTGTTTGGATTACAAACAGGAATGGAAATTGTTGTTCCATCCGCATCACATGTTAAGCGCACGTTAGGAGCATAATTAGTGGCATTACGTGATAATAAATCTGGTCTAATTGTTGAAACCCCTATTAATAGAAATCAATCATCGTTTGGTTCTAAATCTACTGGCACAACTACACAACAGCCATCCCAACAGGATGCACAACCAACATCACCAGATAATCAAACGCAAACCCCATCACAATCTGATCGTAATAAAGAACGTGCTGGTGTCGTCATTAATGCACAAGCTGCCGATGATCTTATTGACAGAACCTTAAATCTTGGTAGCACACCGAATGTTCTGAATAACAGTTTCAACTCAACATACAATTTCACTTTATTCATGACAAATGAAACTGATTTATTAACGACACTTGGAACTGACAATATTACCGTGACCGAAATGCAATCGCGTTTGGAAAATCTTAAGCGCGTGGTAATTGCACAAACTGGCGTTACTGGCTTCAATATCAAAGATGTGACCATTAAAAATATTGTTGCGCCAAATTCGGAAAGCAGAAGCACAAACACCACCGGAATTACTATCGAAATTGTCGAACCACTCGGAACCAGTTTTCTTGATACAATCAAAAATTCCGCAATAGAACTTGGTGTCCAGAACTGGCAAAAAATGTGGTATTATCTGGAACTATCTTTCATTGGATATGATGAAGATGGATATATTGTTGACCCGGTATATGACATGTTTTTACCGAATGGCGGGCGGTGGATTTGGCAAATTCAAATCACCGATATTGATACCAGATTTGATTCCGGTGGAAGTGAATACACCATTACTGCAATACCAATGGACGAAACTGCGTTGGCGTCGGAATACCAAAAAATCAAAGATCATGTTAAGGTTGAAGCAACTAATATTGGTGAATATTGGGATAACCTGGCCGATGCGTTAAATACCTCATGGCGTTTGCGGTATGGTGATGACATCGTGTCATTCAAATTTAAAGCCCATAATATACGGTTTCATGGAAAAGAATATTCTGCGCGGGATATTCGCAATTTTTCATTAATCCCTAATGCACCAGAATTGAACAGTATACAATCCGCTCCCTTGGATGGGCGACGTGGCATCGCTGCCGAAGCTGCCCGCGATACAAATATCATTGATTTGGTAGAGTATGCGTTCGTTAATTGTGAAAAGGCGCAAAATTTAGGTCTAGACAGATCAACAAGACAGGGTTCAACCGAAACAACAGAAAACTTTCGTGAGTCAATTATTTTTCGTGTTGAACCAGAAGTGCGCGTTACCGGGTATGACATCATTTCAAATCAATATGTCAAGGAAATCACATATCATGTTTTTGGATATGCAACCCAGTCCGTTATTTTGGACCGCCAGGACGTGTTGAACGCAGAAAATGACGATGTGCAGCGAAGTATGATAAAGCGTCTTGTAGACCACGGTTTCCTGCGCAAACGATACGATTATCTGTTCACCGGAATGAATACAGAAATCACCGGGTTGGATGTTCGATTTAATTTCGCATGGAATGCAGTCTTGCCCCGATTAAAGGGCTGGAATTATACCCTTGAATCAGTTGAAGCCCATTCCCGGATTGACCCACTGTTAAAACAAGCCAGAAATACACAACGTTCTTTGGCTGATTTAACATCCGAAATTTCTGATTTGCAAGATGAACAACGTGAAATACAAGGTATCCCGATTGGCAAACGAACCGAAGAACAAACCGCCCGGTTATCTCAACTACCGCAACTTATTCAAGATAATTCGGATACACGGGAATTTCTGTTAGGACAGTTTCATTGGGAAAAAACGCAAACAACAAAATTGACAGAAGAATATCGCAAAAAACAAGCGGAACGTGATACAACAGAAACGAATATTGTGTATGCGGAAACGTTAACAGGCGTTCCAGAAAGTGTTCCGTTAATGATTTCCTTCGAGCAAGGTGGGGAAGAAGCCCGCGATGCAACCGGGGTTGGTTTCCGGCCACAATATCACCGTGATATGTCCGTATATGGGGCGATCCTTGACCAATTATATGCGCCAATGACAAAACAAATGATGACAATTGATATTGAAATTAACGGTGATCCATATTGGATTGGTGCCGGTAATTTTGAACATCGTGCTAACCTGGCAATGAATGAAATTCCAGTTCTGGCAAAAGATGCCGTTGTTGCAAATTATAGCGAAGGTGATAATACGTTCTTGTTAACATTTAAAATGCCGTATAATTTAGGTGATGATAGTAGAAGTGTTATTAGACAACGAGATACGTTCAATGGTGTGTATCGCGTCACCGAAGTAACCAATGTTTTTTCTGGTGGTGTGTTTAAACAAACATTACACGCAAACCGTTTGCCATTAATTGACATCTTCAAGGCAATGGGGGTATCAAGTATTGGTGATGGTTTTACTTATGATTCAAATTATAATGGCGCACCGAGGTAATTTTTTATGAATATTAATAAATCTCCGTCTAACCGAACCCCAGGTGCCAAAGGACGAATAAGGGAAGGTGGCATTTATGTTGGAATAATTAAGGATTCAAAAGATGCCCAAAGAATGGGTCGTTTGGATGTTTGGATTCCCGAATTAGGGGGTGATCAAAATGACCGTCGGTATTGGATAACGGTGTCATATGTCAGTCCATTTGCCGGAACCACTCCTATTGATGATACCGTATCAAATGGGGTGAATATGTCGGACAGCCAACAGTCATATGGTTTCTGGATGGTTCCGCCAGATACCGGTAATATGGTTATTGTTTGCTTTGCAAACGGCGATACCAGCCGTGGTTATTGGTTAGGATGTGTATACCCGCAATTCATGAATCATATGGTTCCAGGCGTATCTGTAAACAAAGCAACAACCGCTACCCCTGGAACATTGCCGCCTGTTGTTGAATACAACAAAAATAGCAAACAAAATCCAAATGATCCCTTACGACCCGTGTTCACACCATTGCATAATGGTTTGGTGAACCAAGGGTTATATTCTGATCAGGAAAGGGGGCCGTCATCATCAAGTGCCCGCCGTGAAGCACCATCTAAAGTTTTTGGGTGGTTAACGCCACGTGGGAATAATATTCACGTTGATGACAATCCTGATAACGAATTTATTAGAATGCGCACACGATCCGGTGCGCAAATTATGATAAGTGAAACAACCGGATTCGTTTACATTAATTCAAAGAAGGGTAATAGCTGGGTAGAAATATCTGATAGTGGTATCGACATTTATTCTAGTGAGTCCGTTTCTATTCGATCCGAAAAAGATGCGAACGTGCATGCGGATGGAAACATTCTGTTTGATGCCGGTGGAGACATCAGTATGAAAGCCGGGGGTAAAATAACAACCCAGTCGGGTGGTGATACCCTTATGAAAATGGGCGGAATGTTTAACGCACAGTCAGGTGGTGATACGTTGATAACACCAGGAGGGAAATTCTCAACTACTGCGGGTGGTGATATTTTACTACGTGCCGAAGGATCAAACTTACGTGTTGGGACTTTTATTGGTGACAATTCGCAACCAATTCCAGCAAATAGTGGCGTTACCGTTCCATCACAGAAAAAACAATATGATGTCAAAAGTGGGGAACGAACATCCACACAATCAATTGTAAATCGTATGCCATCACATGAACCCTGGACAGGACATCCAAAAAATGGAAAAGCTGTTTCTCCGCCGCGTGGTGTTCAAGTTGTGCCGGTTGATCCCGAAAATATTAAACAAATTGAAAGCCGGGGTGGTAATCCGATTTCTTCCAGCGTCACGTCGGAAACCTCAACCCGCAAAATTGTTACTGGAACCGGGGTAACCGTTGAAAAATCATACACTGATAATTCTCCGAAAAAAAATATCGGGCCAGCAAAAATAAGTAATAACGTATTATCTAGTATCCGAGAAGCATCCGATGAAACCGGGGTGAGTTTTGGTTACATGATGGCTATGGCAGAAGTAGAAAGTAGTTTCGATCCGAATGCCAGGGCGGGGACATCTTCTGCAACAGGACTGTATCAATTTACCGATTCAACTTGGTCAAGTATGGTCAATAAATATGGCGATCAATACAATATTGGCATAGATGATCGTAAAGACCCAAGAGCAAATGCTATTATGGGTGGATTGTTTGCAAAAGAAAATCAGACGTATTTAGAAGTAAATGGGCACGATGTCCAGAATACAGACTTGTATATGGCACATTTTTTGGGGCCAGGTGGTGCAAATCAATTCTTGAATGCATTGGAAAAAAATGGCAATCAACCGGCATATCAAGCGGTATCTGCTGGTGCCGCACAAGCCAATAAATCTATTTTTTATGATGCAAAAAATGGTAACAGACCACGCACCCTGCAAGAAGTATACAGCAATTTTCAAAAGAAAATTGAGCCGAAAACCGTGGTATATACACCATATTATAATGATTCAGACGCATAATAAAAAACCCGGTTTGAAACCGGGTTTTCTTTTAATCGATGATTTGGGTGATTGTCACATCCAAGTATCCCCTACTATATGGATAACGTGTCAACCCATCTGGTGATATGCTTTGTTGCTTCAACGCCTCGATCTTTCGATCAATCCGGGTGACAAATTGGTCATGTGTTTCATTGGGTGCCTGTGCCATCGCCCCTACATTTTCCACGATGTCTTCCCGTTGACCGCCGTAGTATTCATCATACTTATGGACAATTACCGCAACATACATAATAAAACTCCGCAAATTTATTAATAATAATATATACTATTTTAAAA